GGGTTCCCGGTTGTGGAAAAACGAAGGAGATTATCGAGAAGGTAAACTTTTCTGAGGATTTGATTTTGGTTCCTGGGAAGGAAGCATCGAAGATGATCATTCGAAGAGCAAATCACGCCGGCGTGATAAGGGCAGACAAGGACAATGTGCGAACCGTAGATTCCTTCCTAATGCACCCTCCGAGAAGAGAGTTCAAGAGGTTGTTTATCGACGAAGGATTAATGTTGCACACAGGTTGCGTTAACTTTTTGCTGCTGCTGTCACACTGCGATGTTGCGTACGTGTACGGTGACACACAACAAATTCCGTTCATCTGCAGAGTTGCTAACTTTCCATATCCTGCACATTTTGCGAAGCTTGAAGTGAACGAGAAGGAAGTCCGAAGAGTTACATTGAGGTGTCCGGCAGATGTCACATACTTCCTTAACAAGAAGTACGACGGTGCCGTGTTATGCACTAGCGCTGTTGAAAGGTCCGTGAATGCAGAAGTAGTGAGAGGGAAAGGCGCGTTTAACCCTATTACTTTGCCGTTGGAGGGAAAAATTTTAACCTTCACTCAGGCCGACAAGTTTGAACTGCTAGAAAAGGGTTACAAAGATGTGAACACAGTGCACGAGGTACAAGGGGAGACGTATGAAAAGACCGCCGTTGTACGACTGACATCTACTCCGTTAGAGATTATTTCAAGAGCATCACCGCAGGTTCTAGTTGCGTTGACGAGACACACGGTGCGTTGTAGATATTACACCGTTGTGTTGGATCCGATGGTGAGTGTGATTTCAGAAATGGAGAAGTTGTCTAATTTCATTCTTGAAATGTACAAGGTAGACGCAGGGGTTCAATAGCAATTACAGATTGATGCAGTATTCAAGGGAACGAATTTGTTCGTTCAGACTCCCAAATCCGGAGATTGGCGTGACATGCAATTTTACTATGACACTCTTCTTCCTGGGAACAGCACTATTCTTAACGAATTTGATGCTGTTACAATGAATTTGAGGGATATTTCCTTAAACGTCAAAGATTGCAGAATCGACTTCTCCAAGTCTGTGCAACTTCCAAGGGAGCGACCTGATTTTCTCAAGC